GTGGGAATTTGTTTAAATTCTTTTAACGGCTACGACTCCGAAGTACAAATGTATTAAATTGAATTTTTTGCTTCTTTAACTAAATTTTCAATTACTTGTGTTTTTGATGTTTTTTGCGATTCAGATAATTCCTTTAACTTATCCCGACAATCTTTTGAAAGTCGGAATGCGGATAATAGCTTTTCTGTTGGTTGTTTGCTCATTGGTTTACTTTTTCCTTTATCAAATATGGCTGACCTTGTAATTTGTTAAATAAAATAAAATCAGAAATATATCTTTTAACTCTGTCTTCTCTTACTTATTTAGTTACTTTCCCTTTTTTAGATATTATTGTAACATCTTCAAATTTTAAGTTTCTGTTTGCTATTTTAATATAAGCCATAATTTATATTTGTTTGTTTCTATGGTGTAAATATACAAAAAGTATATACATAACAGCACAAAATAATGTTAATTTTTACGTCCGTAGTAAATATAATCCAAATAATCTTGAATTTCCTTTCGTCTTTCGCGTGTGCATGATTGCTTTTCCTTTTCGAGTTCTGCAATGGTTAGTTTTTTTGGCTTTGGTTTCATTTTTTGCTATCTTGTTTAAATTTTAAATCGTAATTTATTGTTATTTATTTTGCATGTAGTTATTAATAATATTAACAGTCATTTCAAATGACCAGCTGAAACAAGCCTCATATCCTTTGCTTTTTAAATCTTTAATAGCTTTATGTTGTCCTTCTAAATGTTTGTCTTTTAAAAGAGTTACATCTTTTTTGAAAGGATTTTTAACTTTCAATTCGATAAACAAACCTTTAAAATCTTTGTTAGGTTCAAAAATTAGTAAATCGGGCGTTTTAAAGCCTTTTTTCTGAACTTGTGCATTTCTTACTTGCTGTGGAATAGTTAGCTTAACTGATGCAATTGTATCGCTTAAAAATAATACTTTCGGGTATTGCATCGAAATATATTGGCAAACTGCTTTCTGTAATTCAAATTCTGGTTGGTTTTTAGATTTTTGCATAATTAAAATATTGTTAGTTGTGATTGGTGCTGCTTTAATCTTTTTACTCCAGCATCAAAATAATCTTTATCTAATTCACATAAATCTAAAGATAACTTCATATTGTTTTGACTATTCATATTGTGAACCGCTAAAGCTATTGACATTGAACCGCCATGAGTGTCAAGTATTTTGTCGTTTTCTTTTGCGTAGTTCATTAAAAGCCATTCGTAAAGTTTAACTGGCTTTTGAGTTGGGTGGAATCTTTGTTCTTGTCCCTGAGTTCTTACTTTATAAATTTGTGCCACTTCGTTAAAAGAAGTCCAAGCATATTCTGCCATTGCAAAAGATATATTTTCTGGTTGACCTTTGTCCCAAATTAAAAAACATTTGTTTGGAGGCAAATTGAAATAATTACCGCCCCAAATAATTTGATTTTTTGAAACCCTAAACAGCTCGTTAAAATATTCTTTTGTTGGAATTTCCTTGTCCCAATTTCCGTTTTTATTTTCATATCTTTTAAAACGACCTCCGCTATTAACAACACTAGAACCTAATCCATAAGGCGGGTCAACCAAAGCAAGCGAGTAATAATTGTCAGGATAGCGAGCCATAAGCTCCATATTACATTCATTTGTAATTTTTATCATAATTATATCAAAGTTAAATTTTCATTTGGCAAAGGACAATCCACGTTAAACCATTCTTTTAAAAATTCTCTAATTTCAGAATAATAATTTTCCTGCTCGGTCGTTGTGTTTTCCGTTGTGCTTTTTGGAACTCTTATTATTTCGCTTGTTTCTTCATTTACTTTCTCGTAAAACAAGAATTTGCTTTTTAAAAATTCATGTGTTTTTTCGGTAGACCAAAATTCCCCCCAACTTTCGTTTATTGCGTTTTTTGTTATTGGAATAATCACACCCCAATAATAACTATTTTGCTCCAGACTTCTTCTTTTCGATAAAATAGATAATTTAAACATAATAGTTTTTCCCTCAAATTGCTTTATCGCTTTTAAAATTTCGTTCCGGTTCCGTTTAAAATTGCCGTTATTGACTTGTGTGATTATTTCAATTGATTTCATAGTTTAAAACATTTGAATTTGATTAGTTTTGTTTTCTTGCATAATTCCACGTGCCGTATCAAAAATAGTTTTACCCGCTTCGTAGTCAACTAAATTTCTGGCAATTTTTAAAATTCTTTGTTTTCCTTTGTATTTATAAAAATCGTAATTGTGAAATTTAATTAAATCTTTCATTACGCTTTTTTGATTTAAAGCTCCTGAATTATCTCTATTTGTTAAAATTTTAGGCAAAGTAAAATTGCACCAATATAAGTGCCGACTTCTTTTTTGTCCTGGAATTATAGCATCGTAATATGGAATTACATTTTCAACGCAATATTTCCCTTTAAAATGGTGTTGCAATAAAATTATCTCTTCATAAAGCCTTAAGTCTGCATATACTGTTTTACTTTGACCATAAGCCCAAAATCTAGGTCGTGAATGACTAGGACAAGGAGGTGAACTCCATATAAAATCAAATTCTTTGTAATGGTCTAAAAGATATTGATGAGCATCTGTAACAATTACAATATCATTTGGAAAACGCTCTTGATAAAGCCTGGCAAGCTCTGTGTCAAGTTCAACCGCTGTAACTTCGCAATTATCCCATAATAATCTGTTTCCGCCTAAACAAGCGTATAAATTTAGTACTTTCATCTCTTTACCATTTTATTATAAATTTCAATTGCTTTTTCTTTTTCTTCGGTTATGCATTTGTTTTTAATTCAAAATTTTTGTTCTGCTTTTTTATTAATTACCTTATCGCTTTTTGTGTAGTCGCATAATCTTGGAAGATAATTGCTACCAACATAAAACGCAAAAGGCTCAAAGGGTTGGTTTCTTGTGTATTCGGGATTGACTTGTGTGATTATTTCAATTGATTTCATGTTAAAATATTTTTAACTGTTTATTTTTCATTTCATTTCCTTTTATCTTGCAAAATTCTAATCTTTTTTGAACGCTTTTTATAACGTTCAATTGGTCGTCAATCGACAATTCACTTTCAATTAACATTTTTACTATTTTCATCGCGAATGTATGTGTTTTCATGAGTTTTGGTTTAATATTTTAATTGCGTTTTCTAGTTCTAAAATTTCCGCCTTAAAATTTATAACGGAATTTATTGCAAATTCATAATCAGATAACATTTCAGGCTCATAATTGTCATAAGTTTTAATTTTTTCGTTCAGATACTTAATCCTTGCCGATAATAATTTTATTGCTTTCATAATTTTTTTGTTTAAAATTTTTGTTCTGCTTTTTTATTAATTACCTTATCGCTTTTTGTGTAGTCGCATAATCTTGGAAGATAATCGCTACCAACATAAAACGCAAAAGGCTCAAAGGGTTGGTTTCTTGTGTATTCGGGATTGACTATTGTCAGGTCGTTTTGTTTCTCAACAAAGATAACTGTTTCCGCTTTTTTTAACACTGCTGAGCCTAAATGACCCGTTGGTTTTGCCGTTCCAAAATTACGGTGCAATACAGTTATAATATGGCACTTTTCAACCGCAGACCATTCGAGTAATTTTTGTGCTACTTTGTTTGATGCCTCGAGATCGTTAACGTCATTTACCAAATCCGCTACACCGTCAATCGATACCAATCCAATATTACCAACATACGGACTTTTAGTAAATAACCATTCTATGAATTCAAATCTTTCATTAGCCGAAAGTTTTCGCAAGGCAAACGGTTTGTAAAATGATGGATTAACACCAACTAATTCGACAACTCTTTTAAAAACTCGTTGCGAGTGATACTCTGATTGCTCCGTATCAATGTCAATAACGTACTTTTCCGTATCTCTGTGCCCTTTAATGTTGTCAAAGTACAAATTACTACTCCCTCCGATATAACCCGCTATAAACATCGATTTTAAAAATGACTTTTTAGCCTTAGAAGCTCCAACGATGCACGAAAAGTCGCCATAACTTCCCATCGAAATAGGATACATATTGCCTTTGTAGTCTGAATAACCTATCGATATTGCAACGGGTTGAGGCTTTAATATTTCGTCAACTGAAATAAAATGTTCATCGTGTATCTTTTTAAAATCCTTTTCGGTTGTTTGTACGTCCTGATTTAGTGTGATTGGTTTTATCATTTTGTGTATGATTTTAAAGCAAGCGTTATCATTGCGTTTGTGTTTTGTTTTGTTGTTTCTAAATCAAAGGTTTCAAGTGCGTTTTTTAAAACTTCATATTCCGTCACGCCTTTTTTGGTAACGCTCCAAAGTTCCGTATTATTCAACTCGGTCATAAGTTCACTGTAAAGGCTCTCAATATCTAAATCTAGTATTTCATGAAGTTTCTGCTGCCCAACGTCCAAAGATTGATAATTTTTAATATTGTGCCACAGATGCCAAATATACAATTTTGCGAAACAAACGTTTTTATTTGGATTTGCTTCGATGGACTGATTTACAAACCAAAGTATTTTATTGAACGCATCCGCATCAGATTGGTTTGGTTTGTTTTGATTGCCTATTGTATAAGCTCAGCGGTTGAGGGATTCTTTTACTGTCATAATGCTCCTATTCTTGAAACGTCCTTTTGATATTTATTCAGCATCGGTACATAGCTAAAAGTATCAATTGTACAGTTGGTAAAACTTTCTCTATCTCGACGTGCATTTACTATTGCGGTTTCAATATGCAACTTTGTAAATCCTGACTGCAATAAATTCAAGTATCTTTTTTTAGTTGGTTCAGGAATTTGTGTTAAAATTATATCAGGCTCAATCATTTCGTTAAACCATTCCAACAACATTTTGAAGTTAATATTTAAATCGTCTGGTAGATTGTTTATTTCTTTTTTTGTTTGGTAATCTTTTTTAAGCCAGATGTTAGCCGTTAGATAAAGCGATTTGTATTTTTTGTTTTGTTTGTAGTTTTGAATTTTATCAAAACAGTCAAAAATATCTTCACTTGAATAAATTTTTTCTAATTTATTAAACTCAATGTTATTTATTGATAGATGTTCAAATGAATGAATGGTGTGTGTGTTTACATATTCTTCATCTTCTTTTATCTCCTCTTCTTTTATGGTATCGCTTTCGCATTGCGAATCTAATGCGGTCGCATTGCGGTCGAATACTTCCTTTTGTTTACGTGCCTTTTCCCATCTGTCTTTTGCGTTTTTACTGTTAGTTTGGCTAACATCTTTAAAGGTCAATAGTTGTTCAGATAGAAATTTTATGTAAATATTGCCATCGATAACCTCGATAATTTTCTCATCGCATAGCGGATTTAATGCGGTCGCATTGCCATCGCATAACTTTTGTATCGCTAGTTTTAAAGGAACATTTCCAAGTCTTGACCAGTACATTGAACACAAATCAATAAACAATCCTTTGTCGGCTCTTGAAAACATTTGTATATTTCCGTTTTCCCATTGATTGGGCTCAAATTTAAAATAAGGTAATTCCTTTGCCATAACTTTATTGTATAAAAAATGCCCTACAGATTGGAAGTGGAGTTCCGCACTGTAAGGCTTTTTAAAAATTTCTTTAATTCAATAAATGCTCCACCAATTACTGAATGACAAATATAAGAAATACTTTTTACTTTTCGTGTATGTTTCCTATAATTTTCCAATGTAAATAATTATTATTTTGGATAGGAACGTCATGTAATTGTGATTTATTAATAAATTTGCCTTCAAATCCACGTCCTTTGTATTGGATAATTACAACGCTTTCACCAGCGGACAACTTATCACCTTCATAAATTTCTTTTCCATCTTTATCAAATAATCCCGTAAATTGTCCGACTGTTTCGGGGATGACAAACTGATAAGTATTACTTGTAGCCTCGTCAAAAGGTTTGTAATAAATTCTACTTTTACCCCATGGGTCTACAACTAAATAACCATAAGCCCACCCTTTACCGTCTATTCTTAAACCTCTAAATTTTATCGTTCGCATCTTTTGTAAATTTTAATAATGTTAAATAATTTTCTTCTGTAAAAACTTCTTTTCGTGTTTTGCATTTTCGTTTTCTGAATGCGGTATAAGGCATTCCTATCACTTCTGCGGCTCTTTTTCCGGACATTCCTAATGTAGCGGTCAAGGACTGTATTTTTTCGTTTGCGGTCATATAATGCGGTTTTAAGGGGTTTTTACGCCCCGATTTTTTTTATACTATTTTAACGGTTCTGTTTTTTCTAATTTCAGCGTGAACTGTGCAATCGTTTAACCAACTTCCACCAGCGTTTTTTGCATCTGTAGTATTTGCGTATCCTGATTTTCTTGATACTTCAATTCCGTTTTCTAATCTGATTAATGTTTTCATAATTTCTATTTGTTTGAGTTTGCCGTGATAATCACTTCCTTAACTCTTGTACAAATATAGGGAACAAAAGTGTTCCAATCTAATTATGAGTGTTAAAACTTTGTTAAATAAAAAAGCCAGCATTTCTACCGGCTTAATTAACAAAAACAAAATTCAAAACTATGAAGGCATAAATGTAGTGAATTTAATTAAATATTCTCAGTTAAAACTTTAATAGCTTTTTGCAGATTAGTTATTTCTAAATTTATTTTAATTCTTTTTGAATCTGCAAAAAACAACTCGGACAAAGATTCAGTCTTTAAAAAACTTAATTTAACCAATTCACTTTTATACTTCTTTATTCTTTTTTCTAGTATTTTAATTGCTAATTTCATATTTTTGATTTTATTATTATAAAGTCACCCTTGATTAAAAAGTCATAGCGTTTCAGATTGTACTCCCGTTTGATTGCGAATAGAAAAGCTTGGTAACTGCCGTGCTTCTTAGCGATTTTCTTTTGTTTGTCAGTGTATTTCATAAAATTAACCCGCTAAATTAATAGCGGATGTTTGGTTTTTTTTTAAAATTTAATTGCATTATCTAGTAAATATTGCAAATGCTTCTCTTTCGTATCTAATAAATCGCCTTTATTATCTTTAAAAATAAGTAAGTCTAAATCTAAAGTTAATTTAGTATGTGATTGCCGATGTTCTTTAATTTTTAAAACAAAAACATCTTCTAAAAAATCATTGTTGTAATTCCAATGATGTAATTCAAAACCTTTAGGTATTTTAAACTTTTTACTTAAACCTTTGTAAACACTTGTTTTCTTCCAAGGTTTGTCTTTGTCCCATATTTTTTGAGAGTCTTTGTAATTTAGCCTATGATACTTTTCTTTTGAACGCTCCCTTTCTTTTACTAAAAATTCGGGATTTTCTATTTTCCTGTAATAATCTTTTTTAACATCTAATTTATTACAAGTCTTACATTTATTTACGTGTCCGTCTAACATTTGAGAATGTTTATAAAACTCAATTAACGGCTTTTGCTCTTTGCATTTAAAACATATCTTCATAACTATTATTTTTATAATTACAAAGATATGGTTTTAAAACGGTAACTGCTGTTAATTAAAAAGGCAATTACTTTTTTATTAGTTTTATTTTTACGCGATTACTAAAAACGCTTAATTAAATGGCAAATCATCGTGTTCCTCTTCTTTAAACGGTTGTGGTTTAGCTTAATTTGCTGGAGCGGTGTTTGTCTGGTGGTTTGACGATGTTGCGTTTGTACTTTCAATCCTCCAGCCTTGAATGGTGTTAAAATAAACAGACTCTCCATTTGGATTAATCCACTCCCGACCTCGTAAATTTATACTAATTTTTACCTCTTGCCCAGGGTTGCAATTGTCTAACAATGCGCATTTATCCTGTACAAACTGCACTGAAATATCTTGTGGATATTGTTCGTCTGTGGTTATAATTACATTTTGACTTTTAAACGTGCCTTTTTCAACAACGTTTTGAACTACTTTTATTTTTCCGATTACTTCCATTTCAAAATTGTTTATTATTAATTAGATATTTTACAAATTCATTTCTTAAATTTACCGCTTCTGTAATTCTGCTTTTTATTAGCTCAATTATTGCTTCGTCCCGTTCAACTATTATTTCGTGCCACATTTCAATCCCGTTATAAATAATGTAATTGAAAAAATAACACTTTACGGAATTGCTACATAACATTTGCATTTGCATCTGGTCAATGTACATTTTGTCAATCGCATTTATTCCGCTTCTAACAATATGAAAGAACTTTTTCGGCTTTGGACATTTTATCTCTAAAATTGCGTCTTTGCCGACATTCCCATCTGGAGAAGCTCCCGCATTGTCGCCAAATGGATAGAAAAAACTTTCTTGCACTTCTATAAAATCCAGTTCTTTTATTTCTTTAAATTTATTAAAAGCTAAAGGCTCTAAATCAATCCCGCGCTGCATATCAAAGGAAACGAAACTATCTTCTTCGTCTAGTCCGAAAACTATTTCGTTTGCTTTTTCTTCAACGTATGCTTCGCCTGTTAATCCCAATCCTTTTATTCCTAAAAGGTCGCTTATTCTAGAAGCGGTAAACCTTCCCTTTCTAGATTCAAAC